CCAAGGCTGACTGATAGTCGCCTCGACCTTCAGCGGCGAACCTCTGGTCCAGATCCTGTGACCGTTGGTTCTTTACTATGGCAAGTTTTGCTATAGTGCGCAATTTCGCGCAATAGACCACCGCATATATATGCGGTTCCACCACTCGACGGAAGGTCAAGTGAAATCGTGACAACCACAATTGCTGTTGCTAAACAGCCCAGCCTCACAAAAGCGGTAACGCTCAAGTGTCTGGTACCCTCCACTTTTAAGGTGCAGGCTACCGTCAAAGATGAGATCAAGGGGACAATCAAGTCCACCTTCATCTACAACGATGGCGATTTAAGCCATGACCTAATCCTGGAGGTCAGCTCCGTCTCAAACAAAGACGGAACCACGCACAATCTCATGACGCTCCGCAGCGATCGTATCGTCACTGTTGACGATATAGTCGTTGAGACACAACCGATCAAGGTTGGTGTCTATTGGGACGTTCCTGGGACGTACGAGGATCCTGCCTCTGTTGTTGATCTTCTGGGAACGCATCTTGCGTTACTCGGACGGATCACTGCAGATGGGGTACTTGCGACAACGACCGTTGCGGCCGTTGCGCTTGGCATCACTGCCAGTGCCCTAGGCTAGAACCATGTACCGAGGATCTTCTGTGATCCTCGACAGCAGCGGTCGTCAGTATCACACTGACGAGGTTGCTTTCTCTCCTGAACTAAACTATGGTGAAAACGAAGATTTTCTCAAAATCTTCGTGCTATCCTATGTTAAGTTTTTGTGTGACACTCCATTCGGACACGATAGTAAACCCTTGCGGGTTAAGTTGCGCTTTTTGCACAAACTTTCTAGCTATCCTTTGCTAGAGACTATACGTGACTTCTCGTCGCTAGCCGATGAACTGCTTTCAACGCAGTATTCAACGGGAGCAGACTCCACAACTGGAGTCTTTATCCAGCGGTTCAAGGAAACTCCTATATTTTGGGAGTACCACCACTGGCATACAACGAGAGACCCCAAACTTTTGGAATATATCCTCAGTTTCCTGCTTTTCGGCAAGAAGCTGAAGTATATTGATCCTGAGTTTGATACCACCGCATTCCGCGGTTGGTTAGAGGTCGAAGAAAAGTTGTCAAAGTTATCCTTTTCAGACAACGATATTGGCTCATTAGCCACTATTATCGAGGTCTTACTTGGAGATATCCAAGTTGACATTCTCCTCCCAAAGCATGGCTCGGGAAGAGTTGCCGAAAGGGGCATTAGCGACATTTATGATAAGGTGGACAACCTTACTGTAAACGCTAAAATAGCTTACGCGTTCCATCGAGAGAGACCGTATTGGTCACTTGAGATGGGATTTGGCGAAAACCACGCCTTGCGTCACAATCTTATAACTGACCGTACTGCACGACTCAAGTTTGTCCCAAAAGACATAACTAAGAGTCGATCGATATGCATGGAACCATTAGGAACCATGTTCTATCAGCAGGAGGTGTTACGTTGGTTGTCTAATACGATGAAACGATCCCACATGGGACGGTTTGTCGCTATGGACGATCAGACACGTAACCAGATCGCGGCTGTCAATGGAAGCGCAACTATGGCTTCCGACACGCTCGATCTTAGTAGTGCATCAGATAGTGTCAGCGTGGAACTTGTTCGAGGCGCCTTTTCGAAGGTACCCCGCCTCAAGTTCTTATTACTGGCCACAAGGACCAGTAGGGCTGAGACCCCTTCAGGGGTTGTTGAATTAAAGAAGTTTGCACCAATGGGATCAGCTTGCTGTTTCCCAGTTCAGTGCATCATCTTTACCGCTATTTGTATGTACTCCTATCTCAGTTATGAGAAGGGTACCTCCACAGGGAGTTGGTGCTGTACCCGCGAAGACGTCCTGGCAATGATGCAGGATGGTCTTTGCAGGGATCACAGTGTAGCTGCAGCTTACACCCGTAGGTTGCTGCCCCCTGTGGTGTTTGGTGACGACATCATCATCGATCATAGATGCTATGATCTCGTCGCCACCACCTTGGCACGTTTGGGCTTCCAATTAAATGAATCGAAATCATTTAAAGGCTCGCAGTCATTCCGTGAAAGTTGCGGGGTGTATGCGTGTAATGGCTCAGAAGTGACACCTTTTCGATTCCAGATCCGACCGATTTCGGTTGGTAGGAAGTGGGACACCGCCATCTATGCTTCTCTAATCGAGGGCATAAATAATGCGCGATCTCACGGCTACTACTCAGTAGCCTCTTATCTTCAGTCAGTTCTTACCTCTAGTGAATTTCGATTTCGCAGAGGTGGACCCGTGAGGGTTCCGTTCGTGACTGATAGCAAGGCCTTTGGTATAGTGGTGTCAAAGAAACATCCTGTGCCCGCACACGATCTTGTATGGAATCCGCATTTGCAGATCCATCAAGAGAGGGTTTTGGGGATTGTACCAAGAAAGCTGTCGAAGGAATCACCCGACGACTTTGATAGCTATGCTATGATACAATGGTGGAGGAGTAGGGTACGTGATAAGTTCACCCTTGAATATAAAGAGGGTTCACGTCCCCGTCCGCAAGAAACGCGGCTCGCGCCGGTTTGGTCTCGGTACGAG